ACAACAAAGGGTTTTAAATAATGAGTGACTTTCTTTGGGTTGAAAAGTATCGACCTAAAACAATTGAAGAATGTATTCTACCTACGAATACAAAGAAAACGTTTTTAAGTTTTCTAGATAAAGGTGAAGTTCCAAATCTATTACTTGCAGGCCCTGCTGGGTGTGGTAAAACCACAGTTGCAAAAGCATTGTGTCATCAACTTGGTGCAGACTTTTATGTCATTAATGGATCTGATGAAGGTCGTTTTCTTGATACTGTAAGAAATCAGGCAAAGAACTTTGCATCAACTGTTTCTTTGATGAGTAGTGCGAATCATAAAGTGATTATCATTGACGAGGCAGACAACACAACTCATGATGTTCAACTTCTACTTCGTGCAAATATTGAAGAGTTTTATGGTAATTGTAGATTTATATTTACTTGCAACTATAAGAATAAAATAATTGAACCTTTACATTCGAGATGTGCAGTTGTAGATTTCTCAATCAAGGGAAAACAAAAACAAGAGATTGCAGTTGAGTTTTTTAAAAGACTCAATTTTATTCTTGATGAACAAAGAGTTGATTATGATAAGAAAGTAATTGTAGAACTTATCAACAAACATTTTCCTGATTGGAGAAGAGTTCTCAATGAGTGTCAAAGATATTCCGCTAGCGGAAAGATTGACACAGGTATTTTAGCAACATTCACAGATGTATCAATCAATGACCTCACGAAAAATCTTAAAGAAAAGAATTATCCCGCCGTTCGTAAATGGTGTGTCGATAACTTGGATAATGAGCCTTCTATACTGTTGCGCCGTATATACGATGCTCTTTATAGCTCCCTTAAAAACGCTAGTATCCCTGCTGCTGTTCTCATTATTGCTCGGTATCAGTATCAAATTGCCTTTGTTGCGGATCAAGAGATCAATCTCCTCGCTGCTCTCACGGAAATAATGTTGGAGTGTGAATTCAAATGAATTGTTGGCATTGCAACACAGAACTTGTTTGGGGTGGAGATCATGACATTGACGAAGACGAAAGTATGGAGTATGATATGGTTACAAACTTAACTTGCCCTAAATGCGAAGCTTATGTAGAAGTCTATCATAAGTTCAAAACTAAATTATGACTTTTTTATCTTGTCCACCAGTCTATACTTTGCCTGGCACATGGACTAAATGTAATGCAATCATACCACATTACAATGCTGATCCTAATTTTACTTTGGGAATTTCAATCATAGTAATTACTATTTTGTTGGCAGGGTATGGAATCTATAGAGGATTCTTTGCAAACAAAAATTTAACAGATCCTTGGGATGATCACGATGACTAAATCAACATTTACAAAAAGAAAAGCACAAATGAAATCTTCAAGTTATTACTTATTCTGGGGTGTAGCAACAGTAGCTGTTGTCGCTGGTCAGGTCTACGTTGGCACAGGATATCGTGCGATGGCTAAATCAATGAACAGATGGTTTGAAGAAACTATCGAAATCATAACTATGCCAAAGAGGCCACCAACAGGTACACCAATGAGACCTCCCGCTGATTGGGAGATGCCTATTATAAGATGAATCTAAGTGAAAGTGATGCTGCCTACGCAGCAAACCAGTTCATCGATTACTTCTCAAATATGGGTCGTATTGATGAATATCTTCGTAATGTAAAACTAGATCGTATGTCAAAGATGCCGACATATCTTCCTGGCTGTGGGCCTGAGGAGGATATGTTTGATGATTTTGACATGCATCCAAATGACATGGACTTTAAAGTTTATGCTGCTGGAAATGCAGATAGTTTCACAAATGAATATTTCAATGAGAGGTTACAAATAACAACATCTCACTCGATTGAGAGTTCAATTCCTGGCAAGTCACTCAAGTGGATTGTCATGGAAACAAATACAAAAAAGATAGTTGGATTCATTCGTTTTGGTTCTCCCACTATCAATTGCAAACCTCGTAATGATTGGTTGGGTAGACCACCTGAGTTGAAGAGATTTAATCGTCATTCAATCATGGGATTTATTATTGTTCCCACTCAACCATTTGGATTTAATTATCTGGGTGGTAAACTTCTTGCCTTACTATGTTGTTCTCATGAAGCTAGAGAACAGTTAAATAGTAAATATGGATCTGACATTTGCTTGTTTGAAACCACATCGCTTTACGGTACAACAAAGTCATCATCTCAATATGATGGATTGAAACCTTACATGAGATACAAAGGATTGACCATGAGTGACTTTACTCCTTTGTTGCATGATGATGTCTTTAAAGGATTAAACAAATGGTTTATCGAGAGAAACAACAACAAGTTATTAGTCAAAGAGGACGCTTCGAGTCGCAAATTAAAAACTCAACAAAAGATGATATCTATTATCAAAAAGAACTCGTCTTCTCAAAAGGCTGCGGAATTCCAGACTGCAATTGTAAATGCAAAGAATCTAACTGAAAAGAAAAGAGTTTACTTTAGTGACTATGGATTTGCTAATTCTAGAGAAGTTATTCGAGGAGATACTGACATTCTAGAGAAAAACCCAATCAACTTTGATAAATTCTATCAAGAGAACCTCATCAAATGGTGGAAGAATAAGGCCTCTAAGAGATATGAAAGTCTTAAGTCCAATGGTTCTCTCAGAACAGAATTAGAGGTTTGGACTAAAGATATGCACATCGACATCATAAGGTAATTACTCATGATCAAAACAATCCTACAAGAATTCCCTTTGTCAGATCTTCCAAAAGAAAGAACTGTCACAGAGGAGAAGATTCGTAAATACACATATACTAAAGAAGAAGTTAACATTCTTCTTGAAGCTGCTGTTAAGGAAGCAGTAGATGAAGCAAGGAAGATTGATGAAGAGTCAATGGCAAAACACAATCGTGATGCCACTGTTCTTAGTATGATCCTTGGATTTACAACTCTTGCATTATTTGTCGATGGTCTACTAAGAATGTTGGGTGTCATTCCACCGTTCATGCATCTTGATGTAAACATTTTAGACAAAATAGAAACTGACATTATAGATAAGATAAAACAAGTTCCTATACAAAAATTATTCCAACACGGATTTCGATGAGTGACACTCTAATCTTTATCTATCTTATATTCTTCGTGATGCTTTTTGCTTCCACTTTCGCTTTCATGTTTAAAATGATGGGGGCAACTTTGAATGATATGAACAAACCTATCAAGAGAAATGTTCATCCAGAAATGACTGATGTTCAAACAGGAGATGAACTTCTCATTTTTAAAAGAGATGAAGAGGAAGAAGATGACGATGGTGAGGTTGTTATTATCAGAAAGTAAATTATGAAAACATTTGACGATTCAAACTGGAGAGAAGAATACAAATCTTACACTAGTAATAGGATGGAACTAGATCTTCTTGAACAAGGGCCAAAGAGTTTATCTCAATCATGGCATCTCCAAGCACTGTATAGTAATTGGAAAAAAGTAAAGGGTATTACCGATCCCGAACCTTTAGACTTACAAACTAATTTTAAAGACTGGAGCGAAAAACATGACTAAACCAAACGACCTGTGGGATGATATGGCTACTCTAAACTCTCTATACAGTGAGTTATGTTGGGATCATGATGACATTATTGAGTTTACTCCTGACTATGAAAATGACAGAATTATAATTAAAAACAAATCTACACAATACAAACACCTTGGCGAAAATATTTGATGACTGAACTTAAAGAATGGTTGAACTCAATTAATTTTAATAAAGATAATTTAATTGATGAAGATCCATCTATTGAAAAAGATTATCCTTCTTACATTGTGAATAGATGCCTCTCTGGACATGTAGATGCAATCATGTTTGCTAATGAAATGAACATGAGACCCAATCTATCAAAGAAGTTACAATATGATTTTTTTCTAAATAGCCTCAGGAAAAGGAAGAGATACTCTCCTTGGATTCGTAAAGAACAACTTGAAAATCTTGATCTTGTTAAATCTTACTATGGATATAGTAATGAAAAGGCAAAACAAGTTTTACACATTTTGACTAGAGAACAACTCTCGTTTATTCGAGATCGACTTGATACTGGAGGAAAAAAATGAACTCAATTGTTGAGCCTCAAATTAGTTGGTCGCCAGACCAGATGATTGAAATTACATTAAATGAACCAGATGATTTTCTTAAGGTAAGAGAAACATTAACTCGTATTGGTGTAGCATCAAGAAAGGAAAAGAAATTATATCAGTCTTGTCATATTCTACATAAACAAGGCAGATACTATATCGTACACTTCAAAGAGTTATTTGCATTAGATGGTAAGAGAGCTAATATCACTGTCAATGATGTACAAAGAAGAAATCGCATTATCCAGTTGCTTTTAGACTGGGGATTAGTTTCTGTTGTTTCTACTGACAAGGTAAACGATATTGCACCACTCAATCAGATCAAAGTTATTTCTTATAAAGAGAAAGGTGACTGGAATCTTGAAACTAAATACAACATAGGTAAAAGAAAAAAACCAGAGGAAGAGTAATGTCAAACCTACCAAATCTACGAGAAGACGTTGACAACTTGCTAAGAGAAGTTGTGGGTGATGATAAAAATGATAAGAAACGTGTTGCAAATCTTAATGAAGAAAATAGTAACGATGAAGAAGTGTTACTATCTTAGTTAAATCATATAGATAGTTATGTGTTTAATTCAAAACAATCTATGCACAAT